CGAGTGAGCGGTCAACCTCGAGTGCCCGCGCATGATCTCGACGCTGAAGCCGTCGTGCTTTCGGCGCTTCTGGTCTCCCCCGATAGGTTTTGCGATGTCCAACCGATCCTGACTTCGCGAGCGTTCTACTCGGACGCGAACCGCCGGATCTTCGAGGCGATCGAGGATCTAGACCGCGACGGGAAGGGTATCGATGTCACGGCGATTGCGACGGTGCTCCGAGACCAGGATCGGCTCGCGCAAGTCGGCGGCACGCCGTATCTGGCGCAGCTCCTCGAGGCGACGCCGGCGACAGCGCATGTCGAGGACCACGCGCGCACCGTAGCCGGGAAGGCCCACCAGCGGCGCCTCGTTGCCGAGCTCCAGACGCACGCGGCGGAAGGCTACGGCGATGTCGGGAACCCGTGGGATTGGGCGCAGCGGGTCGAGGAAGCCGTGTATCGCGTGTCCGCGGAGCGTCTCGCCGAGAGCGAAGACGGGACGCTCGCAGCCGTGGTGCCAGAGGTCCTCGACGAGGTGCAGGCGCGGGCGCGCGGCGAGGCAGAGCCGCCCGGGATCTCGACCGGGTTTCGGCTCCTCGATGAGCGCATCAACGGCCTAAAACGAGCGAAGACCTACGTCGTTGCCGGCCGTCCCGGCATGGGGAAGACGGCTCTCATCGGGCAGATCGGAACGAACATCGCCGCCGGCGCAGAGCCCATGTTCGTCGTCGAGATCTCGACCGAGCAGAAGCGCAGCGAGCTCGCTCTCCGAAAGCTCGCGCAGTGCTCCGGCGTCGCGTACACGGCGCTCGAGGCCGGGCGGATCAGCGCGGACGGTTGGGAGCGTGTCGTCGTGGAATCCGAGCGCCTCCGGAAGCTCCCGCTCGCCATCGAGTACATGGTCGCGCCCACTGTTGGCGAGCTCCGGAGCGCAGTGCGCCGCGCCCTCGGACGGCTCCGGAAGGCATTCGGAAGCCTGCCGATCGGGCTCCTGTCGTTCGACCAGATCCAGCACTTCGACGGCAAGCGCAGCCGAGGCGAGACGCGAGAATCAGAAGTGGCGCAGCTCTCACGAGAGATCACCTGGCTCGCCGGCGAGTTCGACTGCCCGGTCATGCTCGCCGCCCAGCTGAACCGCGGAGTCGAAGAGCGTCCCGACAAGCGTCCGGTTCCGAGCGACCTTCGTGAGAGCGGCGCGATCGAGCAAGACGCGTACGGGATCTTCTTCCCCTTTCGGCCTCGGTACTACGAGCGCCAGGAGCGAGGCGTGTCCAACAGCGAGAGCGTCGCGGTCGAAGAGTGCGAGGTCATCATCGGCAAGCACAAGAACGGTCCAGCGGGTAGCGTTGCGTTCACGTTCCACGGACCATCGATGGCGTTCGACACACCCGACGAGTACGCGCGCGCTGGTGCTCAGCAGGCGATGAGCTTTCGCGGCGAACAGCCACCGGAGGACGGGTGATGTCTCTGCTCTCGGAGACTGGAGACCGCGCGATCTCGGAGGATCCGGAGAGGTCGTGTCAAGTCAATTCGCGCGGTGTCACTCACGGAGGTAGGATTCTCTGATGGCGTCGAATGGGAAAAAGGGTAACGGGTCCGGGGCGAACGGCGGCAACGGCTCCGCGCGCCCGCGCACGCGCGTAGAGGGCAAGATCTTGAGCCGATCGGATGCGTACAAGCGGGCACTCTCGCTCTCAGAGGTCGCATTCGACCAGCTCGAGCACCTGATCGAAAACGGGGACGCGCGAGCTCAGGTCGACGCCGCGCGGGTGCTCATCAACGCGCTTGGCCACCTCGCGCCAGCGAAGGACGAGCCGCTCATCCCGCCCGAGATGACGCCGCAAGAGCAGGCGGCACGGCTCGCGGCGGCGGAGCAATCGCCGGCCGTGCGGGAGTACTTGAAGTCAAAAGGGTGGAAGGCGCCGGAGGCGAACTGATGCTGCGCGCGATCTTCCGAGCCGCCTGCTCGCTCGGCTTCCATTTCTCAGGCTTCGCTCGTCACGCTGGGCCGCGCGTGTGTCGCTGGTGCGGGGTCGAGGTGCGGCCGTTGACGAAGGCTGAAGGGATGGAGGAGCCATGAATCTCACTCTCGATCCCACTGAGCCCGCGTGGGCGACGGCGCTTGTTATCTTCGAGGCGCTCCCCACCGAAGCGCAGCGCGCGCGGTTCCTGCTCTCGGATCTGTCGACGTTCGATGCGGTGATGCGTGCTGCGGAGCTCGCTGGTTGCAGCGTGCGACACGCGCCTGGTGACCGACTCCGGCGCGCGAAGCCGCACGTGTCCTTCGCGCCGGTGCCGGCGGAGGCGCTCCGGTGAGCCTGGCGGCCTTCGCCGAGCTCGCACCCGCCGATCGGATCATTCCGCAGAGCTACGTCGACTTTTGCGCGTTCGTCGGGTTCGATCTCACGAAGGGTCAGTACGCTTTCGGTCGCTGCGCGTTCGATGGAAGGGATCCGGAGACCGAGCTCGAGCGCGAGATCTTCGGCGGTGCGACCTACATCCCGCCGGCGTCGCGCAAGCAAAAGGTTCTCCGCTTCGGGCGAGGCTCCGGCAAGTCCACGGTGCTCGCGGCGCGCGGTCTTCACCGATGCATGACTGCGGACGTATCGATGTGCGGTCCGGGCGACGTGGCGATGGTGATTGTCATCGCGCAGACCGAGGACGACGCGATTGACGTGCTGCTCAAGGCGAAGGGCATGATCGGTCGCTCGCCGACGATCGCGCGGATGGTGACGCACTCGATCGACACCAACGTGCAGTTCCTCAGGCCCGACGGTGCGGCCGTGCAGTTCGAGGTCCGCGTCGCGAAGGGACAAGGAAAGGGCACGCGCGGACCGTCGATCATCGAAGCGATCATCGACGAGAGCGAGTTCATCAACCCGGCGACGCCGACGGCGGTGATCTCGGACCGAGACATCGTCACGGCGATCCTGCCGCGTCTCCTGCCCGACGGGTGCGTAAACCTTGCCTCCACGCCGTGGCCGACGCCCTCGCTCACCGCACGGCTCTTCGAGGAGAACTTCGGGCACCCACGCACAGCGCTTGCCGCGCTCGGCACCTCGCTCGTCATGCGCGACCATCACCCGCAAGTCGTTGCTGCCCGCGACGCGATGATGTCGATCGAGCCTGCTCGCGCGCTCCAGGAGTTCGATTGCATCATCACGGACATCGAGTCGGCGTTCTTCGAGTCCTCGAACATCGACCGCGCCGTGAAGGCTGTGCGGCGCCGCAACACGCAAGCCTCGAGCGGCATCGACCTCGGTTTCGTGAACGACTCGGCCGGGCACGTGATGGTCGAGCGCCAGGGCGCGCGCGTCGCCGTCACGCACACGGACATGGTTTCTCCCGAGCCGGGCAAGCCGCTCGTGCCCTCGGAGGTGTGCGAGCGATTCATCGGTGACGCGAAGGACGCGGGGTGCACGCACGCCATGGCGGACCAGCACTACTTCCTCACCGCGGTCGAGCACGGACAGCGCGTGAACCTTCAGGTCGCGCCTTCCCCGAAGGGACAGCAGGCGATCCTCGATCAGTTCGTCTACGCGCGAGACCTCCTTCGCGAAGGCCTGGTCGACCTGCCGAACGATCCGGAGCTCATCGCACAGCTGAAGAGCGTGCGCCTTCTCGCGCTTCCCGGCGGTGGCATGAAACCCGTCCTGCCGCACCGACGCGGATCGGGACACGCGGACCTGGTGCCCGCGCTCATGCACGCGCTCTGGCAGGATCGCCGCTTCGGGCCGCTCTTGCGCGGTCCGGAAGCCGCGGAGCGGCTCGAGTACCCGGAGGCGATCCAAGGACCATTCGAGCAATGGTGACCGCGTGATCTCCTCCGTCATCCGGGTCCAGTGCGCGACGTGTGGCCGCAAGGTCCACGGGATCGCACCGCTCGGGTGGACGGCAGAGCAGCGGGTCGAGGACGTCGAGCTCGACGAGCAGGGGTGGCAGATGCACACCAGCGCGAGCACGCCGGAGGCCGAGGACTTGCCGAGCTCGTACGAGCACTCGGCGCTGTGCCCGTCCCACCGGAAGGCGTTCGGTCAGGAGTTCCCCGGGGCGAAACGAATCACTCTGCCGTCGCCGGCGAGATCCCTCGAACCCGAATGCCGTTGATGCCCTGAACCCCCGCTCCCTCTGGGCGATCCCGGGGGTGCGAGGCACCATCCCGCTGTGACACTCGAGGACCTCATTCGCGAGCATCCGCGTCTTGCCGAGCTCGCGCTACGCGTGCCGTTCACTATCTGGGAGCTCGCCGAAGTTCAGGAGCAGACCGGGCTCGATGATGCGTCGATGGTGCGTGTCATGCTCGCCGCCGCTGATGCGCGCGTCTCGGTTGCCGGAGTCGTGCGCGTCGTTCAAGCTGCGCTCGGTGATGCGGATCCTGATCGCCGGAGTCCCCCGAAGCGGAAAGACGACACTCGCAAACCAGCTCGAAAGAAGCGCGCGGCACACGGACGATCTCATCGGCGCGCGTGACTGGTCGGCGGCGAGCGCGGAAGTCGCAACGTGGTTCGACGCTCCCGGACCGTGGGTGATCGAAGGTGTCGCAGTCCCGAGAGCGCTCCGGAAGTGGTTCGCGTCGCACGCGACGGGCGCACCTGCGGACGAGATCCGATGGCTCGGCTATCCCCGTCTCACGCTCACGTCGGGCCAGGCCGCGATGGCGAAGGCGTGCGAGACCGTGTGGCGCGAGGTGCTTCCGGAGCTGCGTCGTCGCGGCGTTACGGTGTCGTGACCGCATGGGGGGTAGCGCCCCCCGAATCTTTCGGTTAGCTTCTGGGGGTGCCCGCCCCCGAAGTCCAGCACGCTCGCGCCCCCTCCAGGGCCGTCCGTCCCGGTTTCCTCCCGATGCGATTCGAGGGCGCGCCCGGTAGTCCGTACGAGGGCGTCGCGACGTGGCGGGCCGTCCCGAACATCCGCCACGCGACGCTCTGCGCGGCTTTCGGTCTCGACCAGGCCAGCACGTGGTTCGACGTCCCCGAAGCATTCAGGGCCGAGGGTGCGCAGCGCGGCGGGCACTCAGGCGCGGGCTCGCGCCGACACGTCTCCGGCTTCGTCATGAGCGGCCAGCGCACGGAGCCGATCGGCAAACTGACTATCGCGTGGGACGCGGAGCGGTTCGCGGACCGTGATCCGTACGACAAGCGCGACTTTTACGACTTGGAGCACTCCTGACGGGGTGCCTCTCGGAACAGAGCACGTCTCGCAAACGAAAGGTAAACACCCCATGTCCACGATCGGCAATCAGTCAGCAGTCCCCGCGCAGTTCGCTCCACCCCCGCCCGCTGGCGTCGCCGCCGGCCAGTACAAGAAGCGCACGGGCCTCGTCCCGCTGCGCGTCGGCGCGAGCTTCCTCTTTCGATGCCAGGACGGAAAGAGCCGTCAGTTCGAGGTGAAGAGCCGCCGCATCGAGATGGCGAAGCTCGAAGCGCAGGGGCGCAAGGACGCGAAGGTCGTGTGTCGCTGCATGGAGTGCAAGCGCAACTACGGCTCGCTCGAGGAGCTCGCGGCTGACATCGAACGACACCCCTCGGCGCGCGAGATGGAGCAGAAGCAAGAGGCGCACACCTACGCCTACTTCTGCGACGAGCTCGAGACGAAAGAGGCGATGGACGAGGGCGTCCGTCTCGACAAGCAGATCGGCGCGCTCCAGCGTTCGCTCACGGGCCTCACCAAGTCGCTCGATAAGGTCGAGGACGCTGAGGAGTACGAGAAGGTCAACGCGCGGCTCGCGAAGATCCAGGGGGACATCAAGGCGCTTGCGTCGCAGAAGTCCGCCATCTCGGAGAAGCGGATCGGTCTCATGAGCGACGTGGAGGCCGCTTGATCCGCGTCGGCGACAGTCCGGTCTCACTTCCAGTGATCGCGCCGGAGCAAGACGATCGCGCCGTGCCGAGCGTGCGGCGCCCGAAGGATCCTACGCGCTCTGTGCCGGCGGTTTCGTCCGACACGGACGCGGCAGCGAGTCCGCCGAAAGTGAAGGCGTAGTCGGGTGTCCGGGTCCGGGAACGGCGCGGACCCGTTCTCGGGGCACCCGCTGAATTCACCGAACGCGACGAAGGTGTCGACACCCGGGTCGCCTGCGCTTCCTGGGTTCGACCAGCCGAAGGTCGACGAGAACGATCCCGCGTGGCAGCCGCCGAAAGACCCGCTCGAGGACACGGACCTCAAGGGGATCGTGCATCGGATCTCGCGCGAGATCCCGATCAGCGTCGTCCAGACCGGGTGGACGCCGCAGACGATCCGCGCAGCGCTTCAGGCTCTTGTCGCCGGCATCTTCGATCTTCCGTCGCAACTCGTCGACAGCATCGTCGGAGACTCTCGCGTCCAGGCGTCGCTCGCGTCGCTGTCGGGCGGGCTCTTCTCGCGCCCGATCAAGTTCGCGATCCCGAAGAAGTATCGGAAGGATCCAAAGGCGCAGGATTGTCTCGCGGCGTGGCAGGAGCTCTGGCCCACGATCGGGACCGAGGGCGTGCTCTCGGAATTCATGCAGTGGGACGCGATGCTCGGCTTCGCGATCGGGCAGATCACCTGGGACACGACGAACGCGGAGATGTGGATCCCGCACCTTCTGCCGTGGCACCCACGGTACGTCTACTACCACTGGATGTACCGACGGTTCGTCGCGATGACGATGGACGGTCAGGAGATCGTCGAGCCGGGTGCGGGGCACTGGGTTCTACACACTCCGCACAATCCGTACCGCGGGTGGATGCGCGGCTCGATGCGCGCGATTGCGCCGTGGTGGCTTGCGCGCAACTACGCGCTCCGGGACTTCTCTCGCTACTCGGAGCGCCACGGGATGCCGATCCTCAAGGCGATCTCGCCGAGCGGAGCCGATCCGAAAGCAATCGACGCGTTTCGGAAGGCGCTCTCGCGCATGGGCCAAGAGAGCACGATGCAACTTCCGCAGTCGGAGGTGCCGGCACTCGGGAAGTATGACCTCGAGCTGCTCGAGGCGAGCGACCAGGGGTGGGAAGGATTCCTCGCGCTCATCAAGCAGTGCAACGACGAGATCGTCCTTCCTCTTCAGGGACAGAACCTCACCACCGAGGTGAAGGAAGGATCGCTCGCGGCGGCTCGCGTCCACGGCGACGTGCGGCAGTCGATCATCGAGGCGAAGGCGCGAGGATTCCAGCGCACGATCAACCAGCAGCTCGCGCGACCCTTCGCGGCCGTGAACTTTGGAGACGCCGAGCTCGCTCCGCTGATGCAGTGGGACCTCGAAGCGTACGAGGACCAAGCGACGGCGGCGAAGACGCTCCTCACGCTCGCGCAAGCGTTGGACCGGTTTCGCGTCGCAGGGCAGAAGGTCACGAACGTCCGAGCGCTGGCGAAGACACTCGGGCTCTCGCTCCGTGACGGCTGGTTCGAGGAAGTCGCGCCGGTTCAGGTCGAGGCGAAAGCAGCGGGCGCCACCGGCAAAGAGAGCTCTGTCGAGGACGGGCAACCAAAGGACGACGAAGAGCAAACGGACAAGCCCATCGAGGAAGACAAATGAAGATCCGCACCGAGCAGCGCCAGTTCCGGCCGACGTCGCAGAGCGGGCAACATGTGGTCGCCATGCAGCCCGAAGCGTTCGGGTTCATGTTTTTCGGTGGGTGGGAAGAGAACCGCGTCACCGAGGACGGGATCGCGATCGTCTCGATCTGTGGTCCGCTCGAGCACCACCCGGGCTGGTTCGACTCGTACGACGCGATCACGCAGCGGATCGACGACGCGCTCGATGCGGACGAGGTGCGCGCGGTCGTTCTCTGCTTCGACTCACCCGGTGGTGACGCGAGCGGAGTCGAGGAAGCGCACCGGAAGATCAAGTCGATGCGCGAGACGCACGACAAGCCGATCTTCGCGTACTCGAACGAGTCCTGTTACTCGGCGGCGTACTGGCTCGCGTGCGCGGCGGATGAACTCTTCCTGCCTCCGACGGGCGGAGCGGGCAGCGTTGGCGTGATCGCGGCGGCGATCGACTGCACGAAGGCGAACGAAAAGGCCGGCGTGCGCGTCGAACTCGTCACGACGGGCGCCCGAAAGGCCGACGGACACCCCGACCGACCCCTCACCAGCGACGTGCTCGACGTCCTCCAGGCCCGCGTCGACCAGATCGGCGAAGTTTTTTTCGCATCCGTCGCCGAGGCGCGCGACACGTCCGCCGGGAAGGTGCGAGCGCTGCAAGCTGGCTGTTTTCTGGGCCAAGCAGCGGTGGAGGCGAACCTCGCCGATGGGGTCGCCGGCTGGGACGAATTCCTCGCGCTGGTCCGGTCGACTGTTTTGGGGGTTGACGCCCCCGCTACCGACCCCGTACGTTTGGGGGGTCACGCCCCCGTTTCGGGCAACCCTGCATCTCGGAGTCCAGGAACCATGAAAGCCAAGCTCCTCGCGCTCACTCAGGCGGTCGCAAAGGCCGAGGCGGCCGTCGAGGCTGCCAAGACCCCGGAGGAGCGCAAGGCAGCGCTCGCGGCTCTCAAGGCGGCGTCTGACGCCGAGGCCAAGGTCAAGTACTCGAAGCGCACGCGCACGGACGAGCTCGAGGAAGACGACGGCGACGAGGACTCGGAGGAAGAGTCCGAGGAAGACGAGGACGAAGAGGAGGACGACAAGCCTCCGCCGTCCAAGAAAGACGACGACTCGGACGACGATGACGACGACGCCGAGGAAGAGGAGTCCGAGGAGGACGACTCGAAGAAGGCCGAGGAGGAAGAGGCGAAGGCCCTGAAGGCGCTGTCCGGCAAGGGCGGATCCGACAAGGCTGCGTCTCTGTACCGCGCCGTCGTTGCGCTCACCGGCAAGCGGAACCTCTCGGAGCAGCTCGGAGCGCTCTCCGCGTTCGAGTCGCGTATCAAGAGCACATCGAAGCTCGAGACGCGCCTCGCGAAGCTCGAAGGCGAACGCGCCCGCGACAAGGTCGACGCGATGCTGAACAAGGCATCCACGGACGGTCGCGTGACGCCTGCCGCGCGCGAGTCACTCCGCGCGCAAGGCCTGAAGGACCCGAAGTGGCTGAAGGGCCACCTCGCCGCGCTCCCGAAGGTCCGCACTCCCGAGCGCGCCGCGCTCCCGAACACCGCCGCAACCGAGCAGGCGCCGAAGTTCGCGGTCGAGAGCATGAGCGCCGAGGACCGCACTGTCATCGAATCCGCGGCAGCGAGCGCCGGACTGAGCTTCGACGACTTCGTCAAGAAGATGAACGCCCGCGGCTCGACCGTGGGAACCCCGACCCCGACGCACTGAGGAAAAAACCATGACCGCACTCGGAACAGATCGAAAGACCTCTCAGTACGGCACGCCGGACGTCGGCGGGGCCGGCGCAACCCTCCTCGCGTTCCCCGTGGCAGCGTCCACGAAGATCTACGGCGGCGCGCTCGTCGCGACCGATGCGAGCGGAAACGCTCTCGGTGCAACGGCCTCCTCCGCGCAGAAGTGCTGGGGCCGCTGCGAGAAGGTCGCCGACAACAGCTCGGGCAACGCGGCCGACATCTACGTGCTCGTGAAGCGCGGGATCTTCGAGTTCAACAACTCGACGGGCGCCGACCTCATCACGAAGGCCAGCGTCGGGAAGTACTGCTACGCGGTCGACGACAACGTGGTCGCACTCACGGACGGCGGCGGAACGCGACCCCTCGCGGGCGTGATCATGCCGTTCGATCCGGCGAACTCGACGCTCGTGTGTGTCGACGTGGGCGGCTCGACCCCGTACGACACGGACACGGAGCTCGGCGGCGCAGGGAACGCCATCTACAAGGCGCGCGGCGCGGCCTTCGCTGCGAACCACTCGCTCACGGCATTCACCGTCGCGACGAACACGGACGGGATCACCTACGTCGCAGGAGACATCGTGCTCCTCACGGCGCAGACCACGGCGAAGGAGAACGGCCCCTACGTCGTCGGCACGGTCGCGACCACGGCGCCCCTCACGCGCCCCGACTGGTGGGCTCCCGGTGCCGCGATGGTTCCGGGTCAGGTCATCCAGGTCAGCGAAGGCACGATCTTCGCGGGCTCCGAGTGGAAGATGCTCGCCGGCAAGGCGAAGGTGGTCGACACGGACGATCCGGTGTTCTACCCGCGCGTCTGCAAGGGGACGGTCACCATCGCGAGCGGCATCAAAGCCGTCGGCGTGACTCAGGGCCTCTTCATCAAGAGCACGAGCGCGAGCGCGATTCTGGTGGAGCGGAACACCTTCCACGCCGGATCGACCACGACCGTCGGCTATCAGGTGGCAGTCGCGGATCGGACCGCGGGCGTCGCAGGCACGGCCGCGATGACGATCCGTGGCTACGCCGCGGCAGGTACGAACCCGACCGACGACGCAAGCGACGTGGACTTCCTCGTCGTCAACTGGTGAGCGCGAGCTCGAAGGGTCACTGAAGGAACCACCACCATGCAGATCACTCCCGGCGGACCTGGGTACCAAGCGTTCTTCACCGCGCTCGACGTGCGCCTCGGTCTCGCCTACGACGCGGCCCCGGTCGTCTACGACAAGATCGCAACGACGATCCCGATGGGGACGGAGTTCTGGACGACGGGATGGATCGGCCAGTTCGACAAGATGCGCGAGTGGCTCGGATCCCGCGTGACGCGCAGCCCGGCGCCTCAGACCTACACCGTGCAAGTGCAGAACTGGGAGCTCACCGAGCAGGTGGACCTCTTCAAGCTGCAAGACGACCAGCACGGCATCTACAACCAGACGGCCGAGAACATCGGCACGCAGATGAAGAAGCTCCCGGACTACCAGGTCCGCGACCTTCTCCAGAACACGGGCTCGCAGATCGGAGCGCGTCAGAACTGCCTCGACGCGCTCTCGTACTTCCACACAGCGCACCCGGTCGACTTCTACGACTCTTCGAAGGGCACCTACGGGAACGACTTCAAGAGCGGCGGCGTCTCGGTCGGCGGCATCATCACGGGCGGCGGGCTCGCCATCAACTCCTTCGCGACTCTCTGGCAGTACATGGCCGGGCAGAAGTCGGAGTCTGGCGAATCGCTCGGTCTGGTGCCGAGCCACGTGCTCCACGCGCCTCAGCTCAAGTCGACGGCCGACACGATCCTGAACACGCAGTTCTTCGGCGCTCCGATCATCGGCAACGTCGGCAACGGGCCGAGCCCGAACTACGCGATGATGGGCGCGACCGACAACCCCCTCAAAGGCTGGGCCGACCGCATCATGTGGAACGATCTCTCCGGAGATCCGAACACCTGGTACATGGCCGTCCTCAACCGCTCGATCCGGCCGTTCCTCTGGCTCCTGCACACGGCGCCGAGCTTCGTGCTTCGGAACAACCCGACGGACCCGGTCGTGTTCGACACGCACAGCGTGCTCTACGGCGCGATGGCTCGTGCGACGCCGGCCTGGGCCTTCCCGTGGCTCTGCTCGCGCAGCGGTCCTGCATAACGGAGGAGGCCGTGTCTGGTCATGTACGCCACGCTTTCGGATCTGACGACTTTCGGGCTGCCGGCAACGGCGCTCGGTAGCGTCAGCACGTCCGACCAGCAGGCGTTCCTCGAAGCGGCCTCGGCCGAGATGGATGAGTTCCTCGGAGCTCGGTACGCGCTGCCGCTCCTCGCGTGGCCGGTGTCGTTCAACCAGTACTGCGCGGTCATCGCGGCGTACCGGTTGATGGTGCGACGCGGATACAACCCAGCGTCGGGCGCCGACCCGAACTTCGAGAAGAGCTTCAAGTGGGCTCTCGACCAGCTCCGGTTGATCCAGAACCAGCAGCTTCACCCGCGGGTCACGCCGTCCGCGGACCAGTCGCCCACGTACGACCAGCCGATGCTCATCTCGTCGTCGGTCACGTCACTCGACACCGGCGCGACTGCGCAGAACCGGGGATGGTGAGCCGTGTACGGAACTTGGCGCTACGCGGCCGGAGCGAGCGGGACGATCACGCTCCCCAAGGGTGCGACGCTGAAGCAGATCATCGTGCACTCGACGGCGGGCGGCACGGTCGCGATCTTCGGAGGCACGGCCATCCCAGTGATCGCCGGCACGGGCTTCGCGATTCGTTTCGGGCACGACGTGGCGGTCGCCGCGGAGACTCCGGGCGCCGATGTGACGATCGTCTTCACGGGCACCGATTCCTATTTCGTCGAGACCATCGGTCCAGGGATCACGGCCACATGAGTCTCACGGGCAACTTCAAGGGCCTCGGCCAGCTCGCGCGCAACATCTCGAGGCTCGCGAGCGTGCCCTCTCAGGCGTCGAAGGATGCTGCCGCACGGATCCACGGACGGCTTCAGGAGCAGTTCGACAAAGGCACCGACCCGTACGGAAAGCCGTGGGCCCCCCTCCGTCCCGCGACGGTTCGTGCGGGTCGGACTTCTCCTCCGCTCACGGACACGCGCGTCATGCGCGACCACGACCTCGAGGTGCGCCCGATGCCCGGCGCCGGCATCGCGATCACGTTCAACCCCGAGGCTCCGGCGCTCTTCCATCAGAAGGGCACGAAGAACATGCGGGCCCGTCCGATCCTGCCGACGGGGGCCATGCCACGCGGCTGGAACGAGGACCTCAGGGGCGCAACGTCGGGCGCGGTCGCGCGCGCAATGGGGGGCAAGTGAGTGCCCGGGATCGTTGCCATCGTCTCCGCGATCTCGGCGGACGTCGTCGCGGCGCTGTCGGCGGCGGGCTACCCGGCGCTGACGGACGGGAAGATCCTGCTCGGCGGGCAGCACATCTGGGAGAACAGCTCACCGCCGCGGATCGTCTTCACTCCGGTGAGGAGCGTGTTCGGCCCGCGCTCGCCGTCGAGCTCGTCTCAGACGACCACGAATCGGAAGTACTCCGCGGAGTCGCAGGCGCAGATCGCTCAGCGGACGATCGGGACGGACGCCGTGATCTTCGAGGTGCGGTGCTGGGGAATGACCCCGGACCGTACGAGCCCGACGGCAGTCGACGACGACTTCGACCAGACGCAAGTCCTCTATCACGCGGTCCTTCAGTCGATTCAGCGGCTCATGCCGGGCAACCCCGTCGTGATGGCGGACAACGGCGAATGGACGGAAGCGAAGGCGAAGAACACGCACCTCGACCTCCTTGGCCGGGAGTTCGTGTTCACGACGACGCCCATCCCGACGCCGATCCTCGATCACCTGCTCGACTTCGTGCCGCGCGGAACCGGGGTGTCCGCGACGGTCTTCTACGAGGGCGACCCGCTCGAAGGGATCCCGGTGACATGACCACCACGAAAGAGGCAGCGTAATGGCCAGCGGCGAAGTTCAGATCACCGTGCTCGACGGCGGCGCGTCGATCGTCGTTCCCCAGAACAACGTTCAGGTCGTGATCGGGTGCTGCTCGGCCGGCACCGCGAACCAGATCATTGCGACGACTCAACCGCAGAACCTGCAGACCGCGCTCGGCTACGGCGCGCTCCCGGAAGCAGCGGCGCTCTCCGCGCTCGCGGGCGGTGTCGTGCTCGCGATCAAGACCACGCAGAACGCGACGGGCACGGCCGAGGCGGTTCAGTCCGGAGCCGGAAACACCGGCACCGCAGTGGTGACGGTTACGCTCGACGGTACGGTCGGAGCGTTCGACGACTACTACGTCGTCATGAAGATCATCACCGGCGGCGCCGTAGGCACGTCGGGCTGGACGATGCAGCTCTCGCTCGACGCGGGCCGCAACTTCGGGCCGACGATCTTGCCGGGAACGGCCGCGACCTACGTGATCCCGAACACCGGTATCACCCTGAACTTCGCGGCCGCAGCTGCCACGTTCACCGCCGGCAACACCTACAAGTTTGCGACGACCGGCCCCTCCTTCGCTACGGGTGGCGTCCAGTCGGCGCTCACCGCGTTCGCCAACAGTCAGTACGCAATCGCCGGTGTGGGCAGCATGCTCCTCGCGGGCGGAACGCTATCGACGGCCGGCACGCAGTACGGGATCGCTGGCGCCGACGCGACGACCATCCAGGGTTACCTCGACACCCTCGCGACCGGCTACATCTTCACCCGGATGATCGTATCCGCTCGGGACGCTCATCAACCGACGACGTACGGCGGAGCTGGCGAAACGGACTCTGTGTGGTCGGCCGCGGTCGCGACCGACTACTCGGCGGTTTCGGCGAAACGGATCTGCGCGTGCGCCGGCTACTACAACATGCCGACGGCGTACCCGACGACCGCGTGCGGGACGCCTCGGTACCGTCGCCCGCTCGCGTGGGCGCTCGCCGCGCGTCAGGTCACGATCCCGCCGCAACGGCACGCCGGCCGCGTCCGCGATGGCGCGCTCACTCAGATCGTCATCGACCCCACGAACGACCCCAAGGACGGGTTCGTCTACCACGACGAGCGCACGGCCCCGGGACTCGACGCGGCCCGGTTCACCGCGGCGGTTACGCGCTTCGGAAAACAGGGATTCTTCATCAAGAACCCGAACCTGATGAGCCCCACGGGATCCGACTTCACGATCCTTCCCCGAGGCAACGTCATGGACGTGGCGTGCAACATCGTCCACCAGGCGGGCGAGGAAGAGATCAACGACGACGTGCGGCTGAACCCGTCGGGGACGCTCTACATCAACGACGCGCTCACCATTCAGACGCAGATCGGCAACGCGCTGAAGGACAACATGCTCTCCTCGAGCGAGATCAGCGGGTACGGCGTCGTGGTCGACCAGACCCACAACGTGGGCGCCGACAGCAAGGTGCCGATCAACGTCACGATCCAGGGTCGTGGCTACATCCTCGAAGAGGACATCACGATCAGCTTCCAGAACGGGAACGCGGCTGCCGCGTGAACTGAGGCACCACCATGACTCTCGCGAACCCTCTCGTCTACCCACTCGTCAACGGCGTGAAGCACTCGCTGAACAGCGTCGAGCTGAAGATCAACGGGCGCATCTACATCGGCTTCAAGTCGATCAACTACAGCCGGAAGCGCAACCGCACGATGGTCCGCGGAAAGAGCCCGGATCCG